ATATCAACTCCGACGGCATCGAATACGTGATTGACGAAAGAGAGCTGCACCTCTCTGTGGAACGGGTCAACGTACATTGACAGTCCAAAGAAGCGACAAATCTTCTTGATGAAGTCGCCGTTGGTGACGTTCGGCACGTGCTGCTTCCAGCGTAGCATTGTGTCGAAGACATTCATCATAGTATTGGTGTTGGCGAGCTCGGTTTTATCAATGGTCTCGATATAATTAAGATTTTCCAGCTGACCATATTTTTGAATGCGAATACCCATCGTTTTTGTACCCCCACGACTATATGGCCAATCCAAATACCCTGGATGCATAGTGTCTAAAGAACCATCCCATATTCCGTGTTCTACTGTTTTTATTGTAAATTTTGCCAGCTCGACTACATAATTTTTATTTCTGTTACATTCCTGTAATGCGTTTGCGCCATAGTCCCCTAATATATCTACGGCCTGTTCAGGATCCGGATAATTGGCCCCTGTGTTGCCTGTGCTCGGTGTCAGTTGAACACAATACACATCTTCAATCAAAGCCACTGCTGCGGACTGTTGCCATACACCCGTAGAATTGTACCACCCAGCTACATTGTTGTCATACATTACGATGTTTGCAGGGTAGTCCCCAGCTGTGGCAAGCCTACTTCCATATCTGTAGTCTTTAATTGTCTCGCTGGATGATTTAATTGTTCTCCAACTTGGGTATGTTCCTGCGTTAACTGCCTCTTTCGAGCGGATTAACAGCATAAACACTTCATCCTGATATGTCCAAGGAGCAGAGTTGCTTGGGGTTAATGTCGTACCTGTAACCAATGAATCCACATCTGCTATAAGTCTAAAGTTGAATGTCGTGACCGAATTGCCGATCTTAAAACCTTCGAATGACACTTCTTTAATACCGACATCCATAGAATGTGATGTCGCCACATTATTAACTCCACTTGCTCCGCCTGTCAGGTACAAAAACTCATCCAGTCCGAACTGCGAGAGGTCACCGTCCATCGCATTCATCGACTGCAGATAGAGTTTCTTGATGTTTTCGTTGATAAGGAAGTCGCCGGTGACGTTGTAGCCGGCATTGGCGAACACCTTGCGGACTAACCAGTCGAGACGGATGGCGGGAGCGAAAGTGTAGCCGTTGAGTTTGTCGGACACGTTTCCAAGGGTGTTGAACAGTTTCACGCCCTGCTGAATGGTGTCTGCCTGATTGAGTATTATTTCAACGCCTTGCCTTACGTATGTAACGAGGCGGTTGATATACTTTGCCCAAAGGTGGTCTTCGTCGTGTTCGTCCTGGAGTGTGCTCCACTGGTTGAGATGATATCCGTAGTCTTCGTTGTTCTTGTAGAACTTTTCCGACGTAAAGAGAAAAAACTTGTATCTGCTATTGGCATCAAGACTGCCGTATAGGAACTGTAGCCAGTTGGCACGGTGTTGCTCCAGCGTGGCTGTCGGTTGCGAGATAACGACGTCCTCGCCGTAGTCGTTATCCTTCAGCAGACGGCTGCCGAAATCCTCGCCGAGTCCATCAAGGGCAACACCGCAGGATATCGTTTTCTCATCCTGTACGCTCTGCACATAGAGATTGCCTTCGGCGATGACGATGCCCTGAAAGCTGACCTCACAGCGATAAAGCTTGTGGTTGCTGATGTTGATATAATGTGCAAAGTCGAGTGTGGCGGCATTGGGCTTGGCTGGGATATCGAAGGTCCAGATGATATCGCTGGTGATGTTGTCGATATCGAAGCTGTTGTTGTGCTGCTCCAGCACCAGCGTGGTGTCCTTGGGTATGTATAGCGGTTTGCCGCCGACTTTTATTGTTATCATATTGCTAAATGACTATGTTTACCTTGCTAAATAACTATGTTTAGCTCGCTAAATGACTATCTTTATATATGTATATATACTATATATATTAAGATGACAATCCTTTGATCATCATCACGAGCTCGAATTGGGCGTGTACATCCTCACGGCTGGTGTCGTAGGATGAGGCGAAGTAGATGCCCTGTTCCCCGTCAAGGGCACGGTGGCAGATGCGTCCGAGTTGGTTGTCGTAGCGGAACCGGATGCCGAACTGCGACAACAGGCTCTTCAGGAGCCGTCGCAGTGCGTTGAGTTGGTGGTCGGATATCATCTCATAGACCTTGCGGCAGGAGCAGTACTCGTATGGCACCAGATGGAAGTCGGGTTTTACGTCGGGATGAGAGGCTATGACCCACTTGCCGTTCTGCTTGCGCACTTCGCCTACGTTTTCCAAGGCTATGACGTGCTGACTGCCTTGGCCGCCGTGGATGGTTCCCTGGCGGTCGATGATGAAGCCGGGCTGGTCGCGTTGCCAGTCGGGGCTGAAGAGGTAGTCGGCCACGTCGGGATAGTAGCCGGTGGCCACTATCATTATCTGCTTGTCACTTGGCGCTGGCACTTTTCCTCCTTTCTTTTTCCTCGCGCACCATCCGGTCGAGCTGGAACAGCACCGACGGAACGGCAAGGTGCAGGTACTTCTCTTCCTCGTAGAAGTTGTCGCCCATAACGTTGGCAATGAGGGTGTGCAGGTCGCCGCCTGTTTGCGGCTCGCCTTCCTTTGGTTGTGCTCCGTAGTTGAACAGTCGGCGGTAGCGACGGGTCAGCTGTCGGCGCATACACTTGTAGTTGATGGCGATGGCGGCCATCACGTCGGTGCTGAGTTGCTGGAACTGTGGCAGGCGTTCGTTGCAGTCCCATTGGTTGAACTCCACCTTGGGGTCGCTCTTGTGGTCCCAGTCTTGCTTTTCGGGGCGGTACATCACGGCGGCGAAGATATCCCAGCGGTTGGCGTTGGCTTGTGCGTCGGCAATCATCCACTCCTGCCAGGTAACGTCGGAGAAGTCGTCGCTGAAGCCGAAACACTTGGTGCCGTCGGGCAGCACGACCTCGTCCATAAGTCCGACTGTGTAGCCTTCGAGGTCTTCCATCCATACGAGCTGCTGCTTGAGCATCCACCACTGGCTGATGTCGAGGCTGACAGTAACCACGTCGTCAAGAGCGACGATGCGTCGCACGGTGTCGTAGTCGAGCGTGGCATTGTTGACGGCAGCACCGGCGTAGATGATGAACTGCTCGTGCGTCAGCTCGTTCCAGTTCTCAGGCACGTTGTAGCGGTACATCGTGCCCGCCACTTTAAAGTCAATCTTCTGCATTGGTGTCCTCCTGATTGTTGTCGTCGGGTTCTGGTTCGGGTTCCGGTTCGGAATCTGGAGTCAGTTCCGGTTCCGGTTCCGGATCGATCCAAGCGTTGGGGTTGGTGGCGCATATTCCTGCATCGACCAGCGTGAGGTTGATGCGATATCCGACGTACTTCTGCTGGGTGTTTGCGTTGTATTCGCCGCTGATACTCTCCACCTCTACTGTCCGGAACGGCTTGTCCGTGTCGGCCATCATCCTCGACAGCACCTCTTCGGCTATCTTCTCGCAGACGCTCACCTTCTCGGTCATCTCAATGATATCGCCGATTTGGTCGTAGCCTTCGACGATAGAGAAGCTGGTGGTGCGTTTCTTTGATAGGTTGGAACGGGAACCGGTGTATTCGTTCTCGCAACCTTCGGCCACAAGAGCCGGGAAGTGGACCTCGGAACGAAGGTTTTCCCAAAAGTCGGGCAGCTCGCCAAAGAAGAAATGCTTTTCCTCGTCGGTGTGCTGCAGTTGGCGGTGCTCGCTGGCGAGCTTCCGCATATAAACCATATAGTCTATGAGAAAATTCTTTGTCATGCCAAAAATATTGCTCCTTTGTTGTCAGGACGGTCGGCGCCGTGCTCGGTCTCCGACGGTCCGAGTTCGTCAATCTCGGGGAAGGTGTCGCGGTGCTGCTTGCAGTAGGTGACTACTTGCCCGATGTAGCGTTCAGCTGCCGTGCGGTGGCGGTCGGCGAAGGCGAGTATCTGATTTTCCTTTGCCTGCTGTTGCATAGAGCCGTCGTTGGTGTTCTCGCTCACTATCACCAGTCCATTGGCGCTGGGTTGCAGGTTGAGGAACGGCGTAGCCTCTGCCATCGCCCAGTGGCAGACGAAACCTGTGATGCCACGCATAAGGGGCTGGTACTTCGCGTCAAGCGGTGTGGCGTGTATGCCTTCATACATCGCCTCTCCGATGCGGAACTCCAACTCCATCTTCTCGGCGTTGTCGATCCACTCTCTCAGCTTGGCAAAGACAGTGAAGTCGTGGTTGAGCGAAATGTGCTTCTCAAAGTCGGCCATACCTTTGACGACCGAGCCGCTGCGCTCGGTGTAGTATGGCGACTGAACGAAGTCGGTCAGCGTATCGACGTGTTCGGTGCAGTACTCCAGCATACGGTTCAGCCACTCGTAGCCCTGACGCTGCAGCGAGCGACGCAGGGCGTCGGCCTGGTAGCGGTAGGGCGACTTCTCGCCTTGCACGTTGGTTACTCCGCTGTCGGTCATCACCACCGAGAGCTGGTCGAACGAATCCCAGAAGGCAATCCTTACGAGTGCCATCTGTATATGCTCAATCAGTCCGTTCATCACAGTGTCGGTCTGTGTGGTTCCGGCGTAGTATTCTGCCGCCGTGTCGAAGAGCGGCTGACCGAGATAGGGGAGCAGTCGCAGCTGCTCTGCCGTAGCTATGGCTGGAGCCATAGTTTTGAACGAGGTCTGCACGCCGACAGGCATACAGCGCTTGAACTCGGCGGCGCCGTCTTGGTTGTTTGCCGCCTTGAAGAATTTCGGTGTCGTTATCATGTGGTTATCTCCTCTTTTGCTTGGCCGGTGTTAAGGGTTGTGAGTATGGTTTCTTTGTATTTCAGCACGAGGTCGTCCGAGTGGCCGTTGTACTCCAGCATCATCTTCACGGGGAAGAGCACCTGCTGTTTCTCGATGTAGGTGGTGATGATGCTTACGAGGAACGACTCACGGATGTCCGATCCGCTTCCGGCGTTGCCAGCATAGGCACCGCCCGGCATTCCCGCACCAAAGACAGACGGATTGATCATCAGCGAGAACAGAATCTCGCTGTTGGCAGCTGCCGAGGTCGATAGGCGCTCCTTGGCGTCGATCTCGTTCTCCAGACGGGTAAACTTCCAGCCCTCGCCCTTGCCGTTTACGCCTGGCTCGTATGTGCTGATGAACGCCTTGGCCACATTCTCGTCGCCAGTCAGACGCTCTTCCATCTGCTTCATATACTCCTCAATCTTCTGCTTGCGCTGCTCTTTGTTCTTGTTGTCGCCCTTGGGGAACTTCTCCTCCCATTCTTTCTTCGGCACCTCGATATGCCACATCAGGCTCATAGCGTTGGCGTAGCTCTTCTTCAGGAACTGCGGAATCTTGTTGGCGATATCTATCCAGCCCGAGCGATAGGCGGCGTCCCAGTCGGGGATGCCGTAGTAGTCGTTGTTCGAGTAGTAGTTCTTGATTCGAGGGAACGCAATCGGCTTGCCGTTGAGCTTGCCGACTGCCTTGCGGCTCTGCAGGTCCAGGAACGGGTCGTACTCGTCAAGCATCGGATAGATGACGCTCTCCTGCTCCGTCGGCATAAGCTCATCGAAGTTCGGG